TAGCCAAGAACAAGAACGGTAAAGAAACTCCAGTAGCATACGATCAAATCAAAGATGCTTTGCAACGCTTACATAAAGCAGATCCAGAATGTCAACCGAAAACAATAATCATAGACTCCATGACAAGACTCTATGGTGCCATTATGGATCACACTATGGCATCGAACAATAAAGCCCTAGATGCCGCACCAACACAACCAGATTACGGCATCGCAATGAGACTTACGATAAAGTTCATCGAGGCATTAATCATGATGCAGAAAAATCTCATCATAGTGTGTCACGAGGACTCGAAAGAAAACGAAACCACAGGCATCGTAAAGATAGTACCTAGTCTCACTGGAAAGCTCGCCGGAATAATCCCATCGTATTTCGACTACGTACTTCACGCAGTCGTAAAAGGTAAAGGAGACAAAGCATCTTATATATGGCAAACCCGTCCAAGCGGAGTATACACCGCACGAGTCCGCAACCCTAACCTTGAGGCAGAAATGCCTCAGAACTTTGACACACTATTGCCATGAATCCTAAGAAAGACTTTAATCTTCTTGGCAACATCAACAAAGGATATGCTAAAATGCCAGAAGATACAGTATACATACCCATCACAGAAGAAGATGGGTATTTGCTACAAAGAATATTAATAGACAATATAGCTAAAGCTCGATCTGTAGGCTTTAGCGAAACTGTCGAAACACTTACCCGTGTCAATATTGCTCTTCAACACAGCCTGTCAGCGGCATCAGAGAAAGGAGCTTCAGAAGAGCACTAGAGACCTTTATGTAGCTGACACATCATAACATTCACTTTTCATAATCTTAACTAAGGATAACACTTCTCATGAGTGAACTTTATCAAGACCTCGAATTTGGTAGCCTCGAAAACGAAAAGAAGAAGCTAGACCGTACACTCGATCCTGGAACCTACGAGCTTATGTTCAATAAGTGGACGTACCGTGAGTCGAGAGCTTCCGAAAAGCCTGGCATCAATTTCGAGTTCAAGGTCATTAACGCTGAGAATCCAGACGATAATGGCTTCACGGTATTTCACTGGTGTTCGTGGGGTTCGTGGTTCTTCAACCAGGCCACTACTGCGGTATTCGCAGACAGACTCTCTGAGCTTAACGATCTCGATCCGGACAGCGACGAGTATGAATCCCGCAAAGTAAAGTTGAATTTTGAGGACATCCAGAATAATATCTCCGAGGACTTAGACGAAGCTATTGGTAACGAAGCTACAGCTAAGATTAAGTCTGAAGAATGGTCTAACGAGACTACTGGTAATTCAGGAACCTCGATCAAGATCGAAAGATTTATTGTCTAGCACACACACAGCAGGGTTTCAAGTAGAGAGCCAGAAGTAGCATAACTCTCTAGTCTTGAGCTTTTGTAGTTAGATCGTAAGGGGATCGTCCCCTATCATACCTCCTTGTGGGATGAGGATCTGACTATAGGGCGTGGGTAAGTTTTTAAGGGAGCTTACCCACAGCCCTGTTTTTATTTAGGAGTAATTTTATGGATAACATAGAAAGCGAGCAGTGTGAGCAGTGTGATCCTCTCAAGATCCGTATCCCCATGACACGGCAGCGTAAAGAGTTTGCACCAAACAAAATACAAGAACTCGCAGATAGCATCCACGAAGTAGGGCAGATCCAACCAATCGTAGTAGACACAAACTTTGTACTAATAGCAGGAGAACGCAGACTCAAAGCAGTCAAGCATATTATACACAACAAAGACACATACGAAAACTGGGCAGACTTCGAGTACATAAAAATATCAATGATATCTCCAAAAGACGACTGGCATAGACACACCATAGAACTCCAAGAAAACATTAAACGTGAGCCATTAACACCTGCAGAAGAATCTCGCGCCGTAGACGAATACGAACGTTTAATGGAGCAAAAGAAAGGTAAGCAAAAACGAGGGCGGGGAGCGGTGGAGGGGGGTCACTCCCAAAAAGACACAGCGAAAGACCTAAACATATCAGAAGCCTCAGTAAGTGACCATCGCAAAGTAGCGAGGGTCTTAGACATAGCACAACACATCCCCGAGCTAAAAAACCTAGAAGACGAGAGTTCCAAGAGCGGCATCTTAGGTAAGTTCAAAGCATATAAGATAAAAGAAATACGAGGCGAAATAGCACGCAGGGCAATGGAGAACCACAGACAGGATCTAGAAGGCATCGTAGTCTTAAGCGACGCCTTAGACTGGCTAGGTACACTCGAAGAAGAAAGCGTAGACTTAGTACTAACAGACTTACCTTTTGGCATAGACGTATTTGAATCACATACTTTATCAAAATCCTCGCATGGAACCCAATGGCAGGACGACGAAGAAACAGTTAAGAGTTTCGTACACGAGTTAATCCCAAAACTATACTTAGCCCTAAAACCTAACGCTCACATGTGGATCTTTAGCTCCTGGATACAGACATTCTGGATCGAACGCGCATGTACGTTAATTCCAGACCTAGAGTTCGAGTACCCACCGTGGATATGGAACAAAATCAAATCCACACCTGCGATAAACGGAGCTGCCACTGGAGACCAAACATACGAGTATCTCTGTCATTTACGTAAGGGTACCGTAAGTATGCCAGAACGCCTAGGCCCCAACATAGTATCCTTCCAAAGACCCATGAGCAGTAAGTATCCTACAGAGCGCCCATTAGATCTCCTCAAGCACTTCATAGAAATGTGTACACTCGAAGGTGAGTTAGTCATAGATCCGTGCTGTGGTTCAGGAGGTCATCTCGTAGCAGCAATCCAGTCAGGTCGTAGAGCTTTAGGCTGCGACAAAAACCCAGAGGCTATAAAGGTATCTAAGTCCAGACTCGTATTGGAGACTCCCCATGAAACAACATAAGATCCATAGCACAAGATTCGGAGCAAATCAGCAAAAAGTAAGCGTGTATACAACCTGCGGCAGGATTCAAATAACCGTAGACGAAGATGGAGTTAAAGTTCACATGCGACCACATAAAACCAAGACCCTCATGAATGCAGAGGGCTGGCCAAATGTTCCCTACGATACAGTGTATTTTAGAGCGAAGCCAAAGTACAAATCAGTGAGGACCACAAGGCAAGGTGATACTAAGTAGTATCTGGATTTTAAGGGGTATAGGGGGGTGGTGGATGGGCAGGGATCTCAAGTTGGACCCAATACCCATATCAAATTCAATGGCCTTAGAAGGCAAGACGCTGTGGGGTGGGGCGGGGGCAAGAGGAAAAAATAGCATTAAGTATTAAGGAGACGTAAAAATGATACAACCTGAAGGTCACGAGAAAGCAGAGATAGTAATACTAGGTGAATCACCATCCAAGAATGACATGCTAGCGGATTACCCATTCGCTGGCTCACAAGGAGAGATGTTGTTTGATGACATACTAGCCCGAGCAGGAATCTTCCGCAAGGACTGCTTAGTAATGTATGTGTATCCTAAACAAGCTCCTGGGAACAAGCTCGAGGTATTAAGTGATCCTTTCGAGTTTGCAGACGATAACTGGAAGCTCATACAAAAGCACCCACGTAAACTAATAATCGCAGTAGGAGAATATGCATTAAAGTTCCTGTGTGCTGAATCCGGCATCACAAAGTGGCGTGGATCATTGTTGTTTTCTAACAGAGGAAAAATCCCTGTTATTCCTATGATCGCACCCATAGCAGTAATACGCCAGTATTCATGGTTAGTGTTATGTCGTAAGGACGCTAAGAAAGCATCAAGAGTAATAACAGACTACGATTCAATCTTAGACTACAAGCGTGACATAGTACACTACGGCCAGATCAAGAAGGATTACGCAACAGAGGAATCAGGCTTAATAACAAAGATCCTCATAGAAACACTTAAGTCATATCACGACGCACCATGCTTAGCATTCGACATCGAGACATACGCAGAGTGTATAACTTGTGTCGGAGTGGCAAGGTCAGAAACAGAAGCTGTCGTAATACCCTTTACATCCCAGCTTCGGCACGAGCATCGCATAGAACTAATACGAGAGCTAGATAAGCTACTTAGCAATAACTCTCTCAAGGTCGGACAAAACTTAGATTACGATACTCAGTATCTAGCCAAGAACTTCGGCATCAAGGTTCGTAATGTATGGATGGACACAATGGTAGCTCATAGTGTCATGCATCCAGAGATGGGTCATAGTTTAGATCTCTTAGCATCCATATACACAAACAAGAATTTCTACAAAGAGATGCGTAAAGAAGCTACCAGTGGTAATTATAACAATACCTTATGGGAATACAATGGTATTGATTGTTGTGTTACATACGAGGTAGCCATAAAACTAACAC